GATATCGCACTTTAGTAAATTATAAAAAAGCATAAATAGTAGTATTCCACAACATTTGTGATAGAATACTATTATGGCAGCGAAAAATCTACATTTAGAGCATTTAGAAGACGAAATTATCAATCAAGGTATTGATGGTGGTCGTGGTGCAATAAACTTTCTTCAAGGTCTTAGAGACATGATGAAAGGGAATTCCAATAGTAAAGTCAACATGACTGTAAAATGGGACGGAGCTCCAGCAATTTGGGCAGGCAAACACCCCGAGACTGGACAATTCTTTGTTGCAAAGAAATCATTATTCACCAAACAACAACTACATTACACTTCTGAAAAAGCAATAAAAGACGCACCTGAACTCTCGGGTGACCTACAAGATAAGTTCCTACAATCCTTTAAGTATCTTTCAAAGTTATCATTTGACAAGATACTACAAGGTGACCTAATGTTTACCTCTTCTGATAAGAAAATGCAGACAATAGACGGTAAATCTTATGTTACATTCCAACCTAATACTATTCTTTATGCAGTAGACATAGAGTCAGACCTAGGAGCTAAGATTGCAAATGCAAAACTAGGCATAGTATTTCATACCTCATATACAGGTTCAACCATAGAAGACCTTGGTGCTTCTTTTGGTGCAAATATATCTAAACTAGGACACAATAATGATGTGTGGGTTGACGATGCAACCTATAAAGATGTGAGTGGTAATTCTACTATGACTGCAAAGGAGAGTGTTAAGTTAAGTAAAACATTATCTCTAGTAGGTAAAGCATTTCATGGTATCAAGAAGAATGACTTGAAAAAGTTTCAGGAATTACAAACTGCTATGGGTGCAAAGGGAGCTGCTGGTGCTTCATATAAAACATACACAAATTCATTAATCCGTGCTGGTAATTATAAACCCACAGCTGACGGGTATTTAAAACATTTTGAAAACTACTGGAGAGATAAAGTAGTTGGTAAAGTTAAAATGGAAAAGACAAAAGAAATTAAAAGAGAAATTGGTGAACAAATATTCAGCGAACTACTTTCACTTAAAAAATTCATAACCAACCTTACCAAGTTCATGGAACAGTTGGTTATAGCAAAGCAGATTATTATCGTTGCCCTAAATAGAGTAAAGAGCATAGGAACCTTTAAAAAGACTGCAACTGGGTTTGAAGTTGTCAACCCCGAAGGTTATGTTGCAATCGATAGGAAAGGCAAAGCAGTTAAACTCGTTGACAGAATGGAGTTTGCCTATAATAACTTTACTGCAATCAAGAGTTGGGACAAGTAAATGACAATGGTAGTTAGAGACATGAAGTTTGATTTAGAAGATTGGTTATTAAAGGATTGGAATTTTAATAATAAATTTTTCACTGCATTCTATAATGCAATAAGTCTTAGTTTTCCCGAAGGTGAGAAATCATTTATTGCGTCAGTAAGAGCATACAGAAATGATATTACAGACAAAAAATTATTAAAAGATATAGACCTCTTTTGCAAACAAGAAGCCATGCATATTCGAGAACATACAAAGTATAATAAACTATTATGTGACCTTAGAGGATATGACCAAGAAAAATTTGAAAAGAAATATCAAAGACTCTTTGCAAATGAAGATAAACTTACTAAGTTAGCAACCACTGTAGGCATGGAACACTTAACTGCATTACAGAGTTATTATTATTTAAACCTTTCCCGTTATAATAAAAATCCCGTAGCAAAACTTTGGGAATGGCATGCTACAGAAGAAATCGAACACAAGTCAGTTGCATTTGATGTTTATAATCAGGTGTCAGGAGATTCAAAATCAAGAAAGAGAATCATGTTAAGGAAAAGTTTAGGTCTCTTTTATACTGCATTTGTTATTTCACTTATGATGTTAAAACACGATAAACAACTATGGAAAGGGAAAACCTTTAAAAGTATTTTTGCATTCTTTTTTCATAAAAGAGGAATAGTCAGAGCAAATTTTAGAAAATATAACATGTTTTTTAAACAAGATTTTCACCCTACATTAATCATGGAGGGCGTATGAAACAATTTGGTAAATGGCTAACAGAAGCAAAAGATAAAAGTGTGACATTCACTTTTGGTCGCTTTAATCCACCCACCACAGGACACGCAAAATTAGTAGAGAAACTAAGAAAGGTTAGAGCAGATGACATTATGTTATTTACTTCTCATTCTAATGATAAGAAAAAGAATCCTCTTACACACAAAGACAAGATAAAATATCTTAAGAAGTTCTTTGGTAAGAAAGTTATGATTAATGATTCAGCTATAAGAACTGTATTTGACATTTGTAATTTCTTACATGAAAAAGGATATAGTTCAATTAACATGGTTGTCGGTTCAGATAGAGTAAAAGAATTTCAGAACCTTATAACAAAATACAATAATGTAAAAGCAAGACACGGGTTTTATAACTTCAAATCAATTAACATTGTATCAGCTGGAGAGCGTGACCCTGACGCAGATGATGTATCAGGAATGTCTGCAAGTAAAATGAGAGCATATGCAGAAGACGATGACTTTGATAACTTTAAACAAGGAGTCCCTTCTAAGAATAAGAGAGACCAAGAGGCACTATACAAAGCAATTAGAAAGGGTATGGGAATCAATGAAGGAGTCCTACCCACATATATCCTAGAAGACTTAGTTAAAGAAGGAGTATATGACCAAGGTATATTCAAAGCAGTATTCCTATCAGGTGGGCCGGGCAGTGGTAAATCTGCAGTTGTTAAGAAGTTAGCTCTGAAAGCACTAGGACTAAGAATGGTCAACACTGATAAAGCATTTGAGAATGGACTTAAGAAGGCTGGACTTAGTCTCGATTTAAGAGATATGGACGCTGCCCTTCGTGACCCAATTCGTGCAAAGGCAAAAGCAATTACAAAGAAAAGTTTAGAAAGTTATATTGGTGGAAGGTTAGGATTAATCTTTGATACTACCAGTGCAAGATCATCTAAAATTAAAGGATATAAGAAACTATTAGATAAGTTAGGATACGAATACAAAATGGTATTTGTAAATGCAAGTCTCGACAATGCACAGAAAAGAAATCAACTTCGTGCAAGAAAACTCCCACCCGAAATTGTTAAAGGTGACTGGGACGCTGCACAAAAGAATGCAGCCGAATATAAATCTATATTCAAAAAGGATTTCATAGAGATTAAGAATGACGATGACCTAGCTTCTTTAGATAAGAAAGCAAACACATTATATGGTAAATTAATGACATGGACTTCTAAGTTTCCCTCAAACAAACTTGCACTGAAATGGCGTGAACGCATGTTATTAAGGAAGAAAGGGGATAAATAGTATTATGGCTACTAAAAGATACAGAGAAGAGTTCAAAAACCCTTTAGACGAGGGTAAGCTTGTTATGGAATGGAATAAGATTCTTAAGTTTCTTTTGGAGACCCTTGGAAAGAAACTCACGAAAAGTTTTCAAAAGAATAGAGAGAGGGGTATTGCAGATATTAATACTATTGGTGCAATGATTAACTTCAAAGTCACAGACAAGAAACAAGAGCAAGGAAAACTATTCCTTAAGTTTGGTGATAACCTTACCGAAGAAATACTTAACGAAGAAGACGCTGCTGTTAGAGCTGCAAAGTTAAAAGCACAACAAGTAGAGGAAATGGAAGCACTTAAGAGAAAACAAGTGGAAGAAATGGATGCTATGAAAGAGAGACATGAAAGAGAAAACGAGAAGATTGCATTAGATAAAGAAAAAGAAGCACAGAATAAGGCAATAGAAGCAGAGAGAGAATCCGCTAGAAAAGCTGCACAGAACGAAGAAGTTAATGAAGGTATCGATTCTGATGCAATGATTGACCTTATGCAGAAGTATCTTAATACAAAGAATAAGAACGAGAAAAAGAAAATATTAAAACAGATTAATAAGTATCAAAAGAAATTGGGACTTAAAGTAACAGAGGCATTAGGTGCAGATGCAGATGTTGGAGATTACATAAAAGATTTTAGGAAATCAGACGCACCACAATTCAAAGGTAAGTCTGATAAGAAGATTAGACAAATGGCATTCGCTGCATGGAAGGACGCACAATGAGCCCCAAGGTAAAACCGATAACAGAAAATAGTCAAGTAACTATAGATGTAAAAAGTCTAATAGGAATACTTGCTGTAATATTATCTATAGCTGGAGTCTATTTCACATTAACAGGTCAAATAGCTCAGTTACAGTTAGATGTAATTCGTATGCAAGATGCAGTGGAAATGAATGAAGAATTTAGAATCAAATGGCCAAGAGGTGAGCTGGGAGCTTTACCTGATGATGCCGTTCAAGATTTAAATATTGAATATCTACAAGACGATGTTAAGAAATTACAAGAAGAATTTGATGATCATGTGGACGAACATGAGGAAATAGAATGAAGTCATTTGGAGAAAATAGATTGAAACAGAGGTCTTCTGATTGGGAAGGTAGAGCAAGGATATCTAAAAAAGTAAGAGCTGCCTTTTGGAAACAATTTAAAAAAGAGTCAAAAACTATCAAAGTAGGTGAAGACGCAATAGGTAAAACTTCTGATGAGATAACCTATGCATTAGTTGTAGATAACAAAGTAGTTAAAACAGGGTCTAAAGAAGACATGCTGAAACTACATAACGAGACCAAAGGGTCTAGGGTATGGGTCACCTCAAGTAAAGAAGGTGATATGGTAGAAGAAGCACCAATGAATTCCACAGGGCCAAGTATATCAATGCCTCCCACAATGAAAAAGAAAAAGAAGGACGAAGGTCTTAGAAAGAGGTGGGAATCATACGGTAATAAACACGATAACGGAGTCCATGAGATGGGAACAGACGAGATAAGAAAAGCCTATCAAGAAGATACGCCCGGCCAAGACATGGACGAGTATATAGAAGTGCAAACAAAATTCTTTCAAGAACAAAAGAACAAGGTTAAGAAACATTTTTCTCAAGTATTTGGCAATCCTTTAAAGGACTATCCATACAATGAGGATATAGAGGTAAAATAGACCACACTAAATACTTTAGTGACCATGAAACCATATACAGAAGAGAGCTTTATAAAACATGGGACAAACCAGTCCTATACAATTAGAACTTTCGAAAACGAATGTGATGACTTATGGTTTAAAGAAAAGGACACTAAAAGAGTTAGAGTATTTACAAGCAACGGTTGGGAATTACAGATAGGTGAAGACCAACCAGTAATCATGGAGATAGGAAAACAATATAATATTCCTAAAAACAAGTTTTACCGTGTCCTTAAAGGTCAAGGAAATCTTGTCGTTAGGTTGGAGATTATATAAATAATACTGTTATGACATTCAAATCAGAAAACTGGAAAGATAAACTAGCACAAGTTAGAAATCATGTCGCACTAAAAGAAGGTTCAGTAGAGAAAAGTGCAGACGATATTTTAAACGATCAAATCGAAGAAGAGTTAAAGACTGCATTTGCTGAAGCAGCTGAAAAACCCGAAACATGTGAGTCATGTGGTCAGGAAATCGTTGCAGAAGCACAAGAAGAGTCTGTTGAAGAAGAAATCGACAAAGATTCAGACGGTATTGACCCTGATTCAGACGGTGTTGATAAACAAGTAAAAGAAGAAAAAGTTTCAGTTGAAAAGACTATCGAAAAACTAACAGAAAGAAACATGTTAGGCCGTCTTGCAAAGCAATTAAAGCTCAATGAAGAAGGTAAACAGAAAATGTTTAACTACTTTGAGAAAGGAGAACTCCAACAATGAGTATAAAAGATTTACCAGCTGGATTAGTTGATTCCGTTAAGGAGCTCTTACTATATCAAGAAGAAATGAATGAAGGTAAATACCTTAAATATTCAGACCTATTACTACAAAAAGCTAGACTAATAGGAGATGGTCAAAAACCTACTTCTGCATCAGTCCTAAAAATCGATAAGAAAATCGGAAAAGAAATGAAGAAATTGGGCATCGAAGAAGATGACCAGTCTGCATATCAAAAGTTCTTTAAAGCTGCACTGAAAAAGTTTGGTGTTAGTTCTCCATCAGAACTTAAAGGTGATAAAGAAAAAGAATTCTATAACTACATTGAAAAGAATTGGACAAAAGACGAGTCTTTAGATGAAGCTAAGAAAGGCAAATACAAATCCCCGAAAGCAAATAAAATAGTTCAAGATACTACCAAAATCTTAAAGAGAGAGAAGAAAGAAGGGTTTGATACTAAAGAGATCGAACAATTTATTAAGGAATTCAAGAAAGGCATCGAGACAGAAATGTATGATGACATGGAAATCCTTAGTAAGAGGTCTATCAAATTGATGGACAAATTATTCATGGGTATGGAAACAATGCCTAGAGAAGAAATTGGTCAAATCATAGACAAACATGACCCTGAACTATTCGATATGATGTTCGGATACTAGGAGACCCCTATGAATATCTGGCAAGACCTAAAAGAAAGAAAAATTCTAGACAAAGACGGTAAAGTCGATGCTCTAGGGCCTATGGGTAAATCAAAACTCTCGGGTAAAGAAGTTTCTGCATATTTCCGTAAATACAAAGTTAAAGACCCTGAAATTAGAAAGGCTGTCGAGGTTGCATTAGACCTTGGTGGAGCAATGGATGTCGCTGGAAAAGAAATTCAAAAGTTCTACGGAAAAAAGGTAAGAAACTCCAAAGAAGTTAAATTTGCATTGAAGTATGCAAACGAATCTTATGAAATCAATGAAGGAAAATCCCTCAAACAATTATTCCAAATGTTTAAAAAGGATATTAAGAATTACAACAACAATAAAGGTCTATCACAAGACGCTGCAATGGCATTTGCATACTGGGCAATCAAAAATGGTGAAATCAAAACAGACGACCCTGATGAATTTGACCAGTGGTTAGATAATACCCTTCCCGAAGGAGCAGAACCTTTCCTAGACCAATTAGTTAAGATTCAATTCAATTCTTCTGACCCTGAAAAAGCAGAGAAAATGTTAAAGGCAGCTGCAAAGAAAGGACTATTAGGATATAATGGCCCAATGAAACATGGTGGAATAGTTGGTAATGACTCATTCATAGTAGTTGGTAAAGAAAAAGATGTTGATAAAGTTCTCAATAGTATGAGAAAGATAATGTCTACTGGAAGAAGACTAATGAATATGCCTAAGTTATCATTGATTCAATACAACAGTTTTGATTATGGTGACGGAAAAACTTTAATGGAAGCTTCTGCATTTGCAGTAATGCAAGACATAGTTAAAAACAAACAAGCACAAAAGATTAAAGGAACCATGGTTGACATGTTTACTGCAAGTGTTGTAGTAAAAGCATACGATAAAGTCAACGATTCAAACAAAAAGAAAATCGAAAAGGCACCTCTAGAAACTCTAGTTAAACTTGCACATAAAGTTATGGGCATGAAAGAGGAAGACGAACAAAACGAGTGGATATCTAAAGACGGTGCAAGACGAAGAGTTGCAGAAAAAGACCAAAGAAAAGTCGTTGAGAAGAAAGACCCTATGGACACACCTCATAATGGCCAAGACATTGCTAAGAAGATGATGAAGTCCAAAACAATGAAAGGGTTTGCTTCTAAAGTTAAGAAGATGAAAAAAGTCACTCATAATGATTTAGAAAAAATGTTGCCAGATTATGTTTCAGGCGGAGATATCGGTGCTTTATTTAAAGAAGAATCAATTAGTGAAGGCGACGATTCATTAGGTGCAAAGAAATTCCAAAATCCACTTAAGAAAAAGGGCTATCCTTACCAAGAACAGTTAAATGTTATGGATTCTTTCAGAAATATGAGTTTACAGGAAGAGAGTTGGAAAGCTGGGGAGGAAAAACCCATACAGAGTATCCAAGAAGCACCAGTATTACCATCAACAATGACTGGTGGAGTGCAATCTGACCATTCTATTGAAGATGGTGTTAAGAAGTATGAAGATGCCATTAACAAACAGATCAACAGTGGTGAGTTTGCAAAGATGCATAAAGAAAGAGGAACCAAAATAGTAGCCAGAAAGGCTAGTAAATATTACCGTGTTGAAGAACATGAAATGGGCAGAGCAGGTTCTATCCATGCATTTATAGAAATAGAAACAGGTGACATATTTAAACCAGCCGGCTGGAAAGCACCAGCAAAAGGGGCAAGAGGTAATGTCACAGACCAAAGATACATAGACTATGTTGCTAAATATCCTCGTGCATATCACGGTGGACACTTATACAAGTAGGGAACTACCATGGATAAGTTGACGGCAGCAGAAGTTCAAAAAATTCTTACTACAGACGCTAGAACTAAGCTCTTTAAGGAAAAGTTAAAGAAGTTAGGTTATGTAAAGGACGCTAAGTTAGTCAATGCAGTTATGGAAAAGACTGCAGACTTCGGAATGATGTCCGATGCTGGTAATAAGAAGATTGCCCGAGCAGTTGCAAAGGCAAAGAACGAGAAAGACCTTCTTGCAAAGATAGATAAAATTGCTAATATGGGTGGAGGAAATAAATATTCTGAAGCTCAAGAAGACGAAGTAATAGATAGAGCTATCGATGCATTTAACAGTAAAGCACAGGGAATGCAATTAAGACCTGATGCAAACATGTTAATGCAATTAAGGAAGTTTACTGACACGAAAAGGAATGATGAAGTCAGAACAGACGACATGAAAAAGATTAAAGTCAAATATAAAGATGCAATCAAAGTTCATGACGCTTTAATGACTCTTAAGGCTCCCATTCGTGATAAATACACTAGACTATTGCAAAAAGACGCAAAATCATTTAAAAAGACTTTTAAAGATATTTTAAAAGTCGCATCATAAAGAGAGGAAAATAAAATGGCATTATGGGGAGTATCAGACGCTGATGAAGCAAAACCAAAATACTTATCAGCAACAGATAAATCTAATACATTTGCAAGTGCAGCCGGTTGGGTGCTAAGAAAAGTTGTAGGGTCTAGAACCCAAGAGGAACTTTTAGTAGCAGTCGGAAGTAATACTGGTCTTGCAACAGATATTGGCCAAGCAGACATTACTGCTATAGATTGGGTATCAACAGAATTCGATAAGAGTGCTGGTGGAACATTATCTGCAACAGTAAGTTATAACGAAGCTGTTACCGTTACAGGTTCACCTACTTTATCCGTTACTAACGGAAACCAAGGTAGTGGATCAGGTAGAGGCCCACATGTATTAGTATACGCTTCAGGTTCAACAACTAACCAACTCACTTTCTCATTAGCAATCGGAG